TATGCTACTCCTCCAACACTAATCTTTGAAGGTGGTGGTGGACAAGGTGCACAGGGTGCTGCTGAGATTGATACTCTAGGTAAAGTTACATCTGCCAATATTGTAAATCCAGGTGAGTTTTATCAAGAAGAACCTTATATTCTCATAACTGGTGGTGGAGGTATAGGTGCAAAAGCAGAAGCAACTATATCACAGGGTGCTATCACAGGTATTAATATCACTGATCCAGGTGAAGGATACACCTCAGTTCCAAACATTATATTCACAAAACTTGTAAATCTTAAACGTAAGACTAGAGCAAGACAGGCATTTAACTCATCTGCGATATACCTTACAGGTCTTGTCAAAGATGTTACCGCAAATGATACAAACATATATGTTGACTCTACAGATGCATATCCTGGTTCTGGTCAAATAATAATTAATAGAGAAACTATAACATACACTGCTAAGACTGCAGGTAGATTTAGTGGTTTAACTCGTGGTGTAAACTTTAACTATGATCAGAGAGTCGTACTTGATGCTAACCAGAACGATACTACCACTGGTATATCAAACTACAAGTTCAATGTTGGTGACAGAGTTATACGTCGTGTTGAGAGTGCAAATAATAAAGTTGCTAAAGTATATGATTGGAACTCTTCAACCAGAGAACTTCTTGTTACATTTGAAGTTGATGAACTAGCATTTATCGATGGTGGTAGAGCAGCGACTGAGGATGCTATTGTTCAGTTTGATGCGGGTGTTGCTGCATCTTCTGGTGCAGGTATTTTACCACACGTTGTTATTGATTCACCTGGCAATAGTATTACAACATTGACAGATCCTATCGGAACGTTAACAGATAAAGATTTTGAAGATGATGATGAAAACTCTGGAGCAGGAGATGGTATACCTGATTTAATCAATACCAACACAGACTTTGCTGGCCAGATTAGTCTTGATGGTGGTATATACAGTTCACTTTATGGTATTGAAGAAACTCAAGGTGGTACAAACACAACTCTATTCCAAGTTGGTGATAGCATCAAAGATGGTGACATACCATTTAAGTATGCAACAGTCACCTCTGCAGGTGGATTGAGTGATGGTGCAGCACACAGTGCAGTGCTAAATATCACATTAGACGTATCAGCAGGTACAACTACAAACTATCAAACGAATGAAGTTGTAACTGGTGCTATTTCTGGAGTTCAAGCAACTGTTGTTTCGTGGAATAATCAAACTGGTGTATTACAAGTCAAAGATATAGTTCCATATAACACAAATAATGTTAACATTGGTATCGGTGGATTACTCTATGAGTTCTCCCAAAATAGCAGTGTGATTGATTTTATTATTGCAAATCCTGGAACTAACTATACTGGAGTCCCAACAATAGCAATAGAAAATACAGGAGATATACAGGCAACTGGTACTGTAGTTATGACGACTGCAGGAGACCAAGTTGCATCAATCACCATTAATAATGGAGGGTATGGAATCCCTCAAACAGTAGATGGCACCTATGCTTTACACCCAACTATAACATTTACAAATGCGAGTGGAGATACTACAGGTGCAAATGCTGCAGCACAAGCAGTATTAGGCGGAGAGAATCTTGTAGGTAA